TAATTCTTATTTGTGTTTGAAATTTACCTTCTGGGCTAGATGTTAAAACTTCTGGTCCAATAGGTGAATCAAAAATAACATTTGAAACTGTAATATTATTGTAAAGGTCTCGCAACCTTTTGCCAATAACATAATTAGCACCGGCACCAATTCCTTCTTCTGTAAATATATTTAACAGCAGTAAACCAACAACACTATTTGTAGAATTTGCAGAACCGCCCATAGTTACGTAACCACCAGAACCAAAACTTGTTTGGCATTGAACAAAAGTATCTTCTGTTGTTGAATCAAAAGACATATTATTAAATACAACAGGAATAACAGGGCTACTTGCTAACTCTGTTGCCAATCTTCCTTCAATAGTTGATCGTACTGTATTTAAATCAGTTGCAGCCATTATATCCTCCTTTTGATTCTGTCGTATTCGTCACTAGCCCATAGTTGTAATTCTTTTGCAATCAACTCTGGAAAACCTTTAACTGTTTGCTGTCTTGTTCTATATCGATTTTTCCAAGAAGGGGGTAGATTTTCGCCATAACATACTGGCTCTGCATAAGGTAAATTATTTGAAATTATCCCTTTTGTAGGGCCTATTTTTGTTTGCCACGCATTTCTAAGAGAGCCTCCTACACCTTTCTCATTTGCTCTTGGCCTAAATACTGGTGTTGCCTTTTTTACTCTAGCTGTCCATTCTAAAGTAGTTGCACGAACAAGATCTTTAACAGCTTCTTCCATTACATCGGGTATTTGATCTAATTTTATTTGTCTAGTCATAGTTACCTCAAGATAAGATCGAAACTTACTGGTGTATTATTTTGCTCATTTGTAATTACTTGAATAATTTTAAATTCAACACTACTTATAACAACTCTATCTTTTGTTGTAGGAACAAAGGTAAGATCACCAGCAGATATAGTAAGCAACTTATCCTGTGACTCAATTAAATTATTTACTTGATTTCTCGAAACATTACTTAAAGCACCTTTAATGGTTGTATCAGATGTAGATTCTGTTATAGCTCCAGTAGTGGTGTTATATGCCCCTGCTGTTACTTTTCTGATAGTTACATCACCACCAAGCTTCTTAAGTGAAGCACTAGCAGCCTTTTTTAGTGCTTTAGCAAGACTCATAATGAATAAGCTATAACCTGACCACTTGCAAGAGTAATACTTGTTATGACTCCACAAACTTCAGATGAAGCTTTCATTGTGATGCCGTTGATAGTTGATGAACCATTTTCTGTGATGTTTTCAGCAACAAAAGTTGCTTCTGCATCCGTTAGACAATGCACCTTACCAAATCTGCCAGTATGGGCATTTGTATCTGTAATAATGATCGCTGCTGGATAGTCGTAGCCGTAGCCCATTTTTAAGACCTCTTGATTTGTAAGTTTGCTCTTCCACCTATTCTAATACCCATTAGATAGTGGTCAACGATTGGTGGAATCCTATCAATGCCCACAGCCCCATAAAATCTAGGGGTTACATTTATATTACCAACACTTACAGCAGCAAAGTCCTCTAAACCGCTTAATTCTAAACCGTTCCTATTATTATTTAGATAAACAGCCAAAATAACTTGCGCGTGTTTTACCCTATCTGGGATTTCCGTATCAAGGTAATAATCAGCAACTAATCTATTTGGAAAGCTTAAACCATACAGATTGGTGTATGTATCAGGCTTCCTTACTCCTGATCTAGGCCATTCCAATGCTTGAGTATCAGCTACCCTAGCTCCTAAAAACTTCTCTCTGTCAATTCTCTGGGCTGCTGTAAAAAGCGCACGATTTTTATTGTCGTTGCTTGAGCCGTCCCAAGCTGCGGTATCATCACTTAGAACTAGCCCCTCAATAAAAGAGTTTGCATCAGCAAGAGTTATGTAAGTGTTTGCGTTAGCACCGCCAACAGTAGCATCAAGAGTTATCGCCATTGGGTTTTACCTTTTGGGTTTTTCGTTTTGGTTTTGGCTTGGATGTGGAAACTGAAGCCACTTTTTGAGCAGCTTCATTCTGTTTCCTCATTCGCTTAAAGGCAAAAATTGCCACTAGCTAGATGCTCCTTTTAAAGCTACAAAATTGATTACAATAGCTTCACTTAAATTTCCAGCAGATACGTTGGAAACTGTGATAGCAAAAGAACCAGCAGCAATAGCATTAGCATTTACCAAATATGAACCAGCAGTTCCAGCAGAACCATGACAAGCCACAACAACGTCAGTTGCTGCGATCTTGCTATTAGTTACTGTGAAAGATACCTCTGTGCCAGCATCAAGCTGTGCATTGTTCATTGTGATTTGTCCTGACTCTGCATTGAGAGTTACACCTGTCGATTTATTGGTGGCCTGAGTTACAGTTCCACCCGCTGTTGGGCCTACTAAAGATCCAGCAGTTACATCAAATAAAGATGGCATGATTAATTACCTCTAGTCGTTATTAGAAACAACGGTAGCGCGAACAATACCGATATTCTTTGTCTCATAGACTTTCGACCAAGAGCCTACAGTTTCTAGTACTGATCTGTTTGGGTTAACTGTTGTCACTGCATACTTCAACCCTACTGGATGATAAATGTAGTGAAGATCAACTGCCATTGCCTCTTCAAGCGCAAGTATATCTCTGTCAGTTTGTGTTCTGATAGGAGCTTGCTCCCCAGTTACTACAGCACCAGCTGTAAACATGAACACCGAGTATTCAGTGGACGAGCCTGACCCTGTTGTTGGAATATCATCCGAAACTATAACTCGGAGTCCCATGAATGTAGGAACAGTTGGACTTCCAAAAGCGTTTTGGATAGAACCACCTGATGCTGTAGCACCGCCACCGTTAATGTCAGCAGCAAGAACAAAATCAACAGCTCTTCTTTCAACCAAGTCATAGTAGCATTTTGAATGCATTGCAATGGTTGTAAGCTTTCCGCCTTGATCGCCTAACAATGACTGAGCCTTTGCAACGTGTCTAGGACTTAACGCTGTTGGTGTATCACTTGATTCAGAATCAATAGTTAAACCAAATAAAGCAGAGTTGCTATCATTTGCGTTAATAGATCCAAAAGCACCAGTTAAGCAAGAATATAGATCTTTCTGTTTCTGGTTGTTTACATAAGCAGCCATTTTTTGAGCAATAGCAGCCATTGGATCAACGCCACCACCAACTGCAAGACTAGCTAAATCTCTTGAACTGAAAGCACGACCTCTGTGTAAAACAGCAGCGATCTGGTTGTCAGCTTGGATTTTTGATGGAGTTAGTGAAGTTGAGTCTGAAAGAACCTCAAAATCTCCTGTTAAATTTGCTTTGTAAAATGGTATCTTCACAAAGTCTCCGCCTCTTTCTGCGGTTAAATTTAATTCAGCCAAAGGTTGCACGACACCACTCTGCAAGAATGAATCTGTATTAGTGGAAGCCTCTATAAGATAGGGCGTGAACACCTCAGGTATAATTAAATCACTACGAACTGTAGCCATTAGAATTTAATTAATATGTTTACCGTCGGGTGCAAACCCTAGCCAGCGCAAACTAGATAAACCTATATTAACCGCTAACTGCGTTTTTGAGCATATTATATTTATTTATATCTGTCCTATACAACCTACTTTGCTCTGTAAGGTTAAAAGATTCCTTTGCAAAAGGGTTTTTTTCAGTTGCAACATACTCAGTTTGTACCTTTGTTGTGGTAGCCCCACCACCTTGTGGTCTTGGGTTCTTCTGTACCCATGAAGGCATTTTTGTCATTGCCCAGTCTTTAACTGGTGTTCTGTTATAACCGTCAACAACTACAACTGTCCCATCTGCTTCTCTTGCAAGCTGGTCTTTGCTTATGCGTGACAGTACATATTGTGGATCGTGTACAACATCAGCAAGCGCTGTTACAGCAGGGGCCTCAACTTCAAGCTGTCTCTGTCTAGCTTCTAGCTCTTGGATCCTTTTGTTCTTTGCCTCCTCAGCATCACGATACTGCTGGGCTTGTTTTGCAATCGCCTCATCATATCTGCCTTTTGCTTCTAATTCTTCTTGTTCTTTTTGTTGTTTAAAAGCAATAAGAGCATTTACATCAACATCAGGTGGTACAGCTTTTGCGGTTTCTTGAGCTTTGACGTATTGATCCATCAATTTTTTATTGTTTGCCTCTAATTTTCTAACGCTTTCCCTCAAAGCTTCAACTTCCGTTACATCAACAGGTGGGTTCGGTTTGATTGGTTCGTCAGCCATAAAATAATTTTAACAATAATTAATATAAATAATACCCTACCATTTAACTTTGTCAGCCCAATATGCTGCGCTCATCTTACCTTTCGCAATATGTTTTGACATTCTTGCCTTAAAACTTTTTTGTCTATCTTTACCTTTTTTTGTTTTAGGGTCTGACCCTGCACCCCTAACTCCTTGTTGACCAAATCTTATTAATCTAATTTTATCGCCTTCTTTAGCTAATACGACATGAGAACTTGTAGGGTGTTTACTTGTCCTTTTAGGTATATTAGTTCCTTTAAGACCATATTTTTTTAGTTTATTCGCAATTTTCTCTTTTTCCGTCATTATTTTTTCTTTTTGGGTGCTGCTCTTAATTCAGACCTTTTTTTCAATACTGCATTTCCAGTAGAATCAGAAATTATCTTAACAATAGGGTCATCTTTACTACCTACCCTTGTAATTTCTCCTCTTGGTGTTTTTATTTTGGCTCTAGTTCCAGCATTTGCGACAACAACTTTACCAAAAGTACGTTTACCAGCGTAAATCCAGCTAACTCTAGATCCTTTATTCATTTTAAGTTTTTTTAGTTTTTTTCTTTACCTTAGGCTTAGCTTCACAGTTCTCAGCTTTGGGTTTAGAGTCCTCGGCCCCTTGAACTTTAAATATATAGCCCATTATTTCTTACCACCTTTTTTTACTTTTTTCTTTTTACCTTTTGGTTTCATTGATCCGTAGTGTGAAGGCATAACAATAAAAGTAACTGTAACTATATTACCTCTTTTTAAGTTTTTTGGCTGTTTGCTGTCCGCCTACTCTCCAAAGTATTTGTTAAGTAACTTAAAATCTTCAGTATCTATAGCATCTGTATATAAACCTTCTATTATCATTTCATACTTTTTTCTGTTGTCCCCTCTAGTTTTTTGCATTGCATCATAAATACGTTTTGGAACTGTTCTGTTTTTTGGAAATTTTGTTGAAAGTTCTAGAGCCTCATCTGGTGTCATAAGTTTTTGATTGCTAAATCTAATGTTTCTTCAACCCATTTATACAGTCGTGGCGCTCTTTCCTGCAACCCCTCTGGGTTAAAAATATACTGAGTGAAAGATTCGGCAAATTGTTCAAAAGGGTTTTTGCGACTATATCTCGTTGGATAAGTCATGCCTTTTAGTTTTTGGAATTGTGAACCTAAATTACCTGCGCCTGCTTGGTAATGTACTTGGTGTCCCATCTCGTGAATTAAAGTTGAGAACCAGTCAATACTTGCGTCCATTGGGTGCGAGTTAGACCATACTTCTTCAATACCCTCCCTTAGTCCTTGTCTGTATCTTTCATAAGCGGTTCCTTTAAATTTACTAAATTTAAAATTATTTTCTAAAGTTTCAGCAGTGCTTTTTTTAATCGCTCTTGCAGCATAAATATTAATTTTCTCAGCACCGTTTCTTAGCCTTGTATGTACCATACCTGAGTTCATGATTGTATATCCGTTGGAGTTACCACTAGCATTTTTAAATAAATAGCTTGTAATTTTATCGTCAAAAAGATCTGTAGTGCGTTCTCCTTGCTTTAGCAACCTTATATTAGTTCTGAACTCTGCATCGTGGCTCCCGATTCTCATGTTGCCAATACCATTCCAACGTCTTTTCCAACCTCTGGCTCCACTTGAAAGCTTTGCGTCATCTAATTTATTAATAAATTCAAATCGTTTTATAACAGTGTTGTTAGAATCCACGAAAGCATCTAAATTTTTTCCAGTTAAAAATCTCTGTTTTAACTCCCCTAAAGTTTTGGTTTTTTCATATTTCATATTGAATTGGTTAACTATGTTTCCCTTCTTCATAAACAAGCGCATTTTTTTAATATTTTTCTGAGTTAAACCACCTACGCTTTCCATACCATCTAAACTTTCTTCTATAAATTGTTGTATATTGGCAGCTTGTGGATTATTTGCTAACCAATCATCAACTCCTTGTGTTGAGAACATGGGAGAATCTTTGAGAGCTGGTGCTTTAACTTTGGGTGCTGTGATGGGCTGAGGTTTGATAGTTTTAGCAACAATATTTTTCTTGCCATAAATTTTTTTTAAAGTTTCTAGAGGTATAGCAGTTCCGTCGCTTCTAATTATTTTTCTCAAAGCTGATTGCCCTCCTATTTTTTCTCCTAACTTTTTAAAAATTTTTACCTTACCTTCGCTGCCTAAAGTTTTTATCTGTAATTTTTTATCTTGTGTAAGTAACCAATCTCCATATTGTGTGCCTTGCGGAACTCTTCCTGTTGCACTAGGTCTGCTGACAACTTTCCCTACTGGTGGCTGTTTCAGATCTTCAAACCCTTCACGCTTGCTTAACCCTTCATAATCAACTATTGGAACAGTAGTAGATCTACAGTTGAAGTGCTGAGGTGGCATAGGGCCTTTATCATATTCAAACTTTCTACCATCAAGCCTCATGCAAACATTGCTGGTCTTACTGTCTAAGGTTGCAACATATTCATATTTTGGTGCGATTTTTTTATTAGCTGCATATACAGCCTGAGACGCTTGATTCTGCACCTGATTGACTGAAGTTCTAACGACTGTCCTTATTTGGTGTGCTGCTAATTTTGCTTGTCCACCAGCTTTAAGGGAGTTGAAGTCTAATTTACCCATCAATTTCCTAGCTATCTGGTTTGATGACTCTCCACTAAAAACACCCGCCCTAATCGTTCGAGCTAACAAATCTTGGTTTTTTGTTGCAATACCCCTAAATGCTTTCTCAACGGTCTCACCATTAGGCAAAGTCATCATCGCGCCTTGCCTAGCAGTTAGCTCAAACTTACCCTGCCCAAACTTAACAAAATCATCTTCAGTAAATTGCTTGCTGGTAAAAATATTAATTTTTGTTGGATCAGTTTTTATGAAAGAAGTTGCATATTTCTGACTAACTGCAACCGAGTTAACTGGTATATTGCCAGACTTAACAACCTTAAGAAGTTCTTTTTCTATAAAACCAGTTTGAATATTGGCATACTCTTGTAACTCTTTTATTATTTGCTTGGTTGCAGTCTTGTTCCACTTGTCCATACTTGCTTTGGACTGCGCAATAATCGCTCTCAACCTGTTTCTTGTCTGTGGTGCTATTACAACCCCTACCGCTGCTTTTTTTTGCCTTATATCTAGTTTTACTAACTGTTCGGCAGCTTCATGTATTACTTTAACGTAATTTTCTATAAATCCATTAGCTACAGAATTACTGAACCTACCAACATCTATAGCTTCTCTGTAAAATACCTCTGGAATACTCATCTATCATTCTTCCCCTGTTTCCTCCTCCTCTTCATCTTCAGGCTCAGGGTCTGGCTCTTCAGGTGGTTCTGACTCTGTTAATCCACCGCTTTGTGTGCCTTCAATCTCTTCCTCTACATCAAAGTCATCACCTAAAACTTCCCCAGCAGAAAGTTGGTTTAATAATGTTTCCTGAGTAATAGTGCCAGCAGTAAACAAAGTTAACAAGCTGGTAATTTCTTGTGGCTGTAATCGGGCAGATACGAAATCTCTATTAACAAAGGAACTACCAGCATTAGCTTCATTCAAATATTGGCTATGGAATCTCAAACAATTATCTATAAGGTCTTGCATCTGCTGTGCTATTACCATCATTGTGCTGTCATTCTGTGATCTATCTATTTGTTTCGCCTCTGCAGTTTCCCCTACTAACTTTTGCCCCAGCACTGCTGCCAGCGATAAGGTGTTAATCTGTTCTTTAATATCATCAAGCCTTTTGAACTGACTGTCATAACTGTCTCCTGATGGACTAATATATTCCATTCGTGACTCTGGCGGTAAAGATAAAGCCTCGTTAGGTCCTGTAGTTATTTCATCAGCATTGGGATAACCAAAGACAGCAAGAAGTGGTACAGAACTGATATGTAAAATGTTGTCTAGGTCGGATTGGATTTGATAGTGTTTGAGATTGAGTTCTGCTATGTCATAAAGTGGGCTGCGACTTTCGTAGTACCCAACTCTATTTGAATACGCTATAGCAAAAGGTATTTTATTTTTTAAACTCATTTCTCCTTCTTCGTATAGCTCGTATTTATTTTTTTTGTCGTTTTTTCTATGAATTTCATATCTACCCCTTTCAAGTACTCTAATTTGTTTTATTATTTTATCTCCGTACTTTCCATCAGGCTCTACTATCTGTTCCATTAATCTTAGTTGAGTTAAACGCCTTTCGCCTTCTATAAGTTCAGACCTCCAACCTAAAATATCTCTCGGTGTGTACGTTACCCAATATGGCCTAGTCTTATCTCCCTCCTTTGGTGCATCTACCAAAACACCGACATGGCCAAAACTAATTGCTTGTCTTGCTGTTTGGTATAGCCACACATTCAAATCATTTCCTTCTAAATCTACATCGAATAACTGCTCCCTCACTATGTCCGATACATCATCAAGTCTTACAGGTTTTCTAACCAGCATACCCGAAAGCATTTTTTCGATACGCTGTAAATATGGCACTACTGTTGATCTTGAAAGTCGGATGTCGTATGAGTCGTCTGTCTCCCTGCTTTCTTGAGGAAGATATTTTCTATGTTCACTTCTGATCTTATAAGTACCTTCTTTTAGGTCAGCTATCAAATCCCAAAACTGCGCCATTCTTTGATATGAAGCATTAGGGCTGGCAACTGTAGTAGCAGCTTGTGTTATGGGCTGATTGTAAATATTTTGTGAGCTATACACAGTTTTGCTCCAATAGTACCATGTTCTTAATATATTCTAATGCCTGTGGGTTTGCCCGCACGTGCAAATAATGGATTAAACTCTCTCCACACTAAATAACCTAGAGCGTCATTCATGTGATCGTACCCCGCGTCCTTGTCTGGTTCGCCTTTGTCTGTATAACTCTGTAACTCAAGACACTCGATCATACGCTTGCAACTGGCATTGACCTGTAAACGTACTTGCCCCTTTCCGTTACATAGCAAACCCTGTACGGCAGAGACCCTATCACGGATTGCTGGATTACTTTTGGCTGAAAGATTAATGAAACCATAAGATTCAAGAATCTGTATGTCTGTTTTTGCTGCATTGGTGCTACGGTTGCCTCCCGAAGCGTCGGGATAGACATAAATCTTATTGCTAGGGTATCTACGGATTATTTCTTGAGCAAGTGCATCTGTATCATGTGCTGACACAATTTCATCAATAATTAACAATTTTTCCCCTAATTTAATTCCTATCACCGCGCTCATATTTGCTATATTAAAATCTACACCAATCCTTAATGGTTCTAACTGAATATTAGGAATTTTATTGACTATATTTTCTTCTCTAACAAACCTATCATATACTTGACCAGTCGTGAGGTTGGTAAATTCACCGTTAAGGTAAGCCTGTAGCATACTTGGATCGTAGTTAGCTTGCATTCTTTCTATGAAATCTTCTGGTAAGTGTGGATTATCTTGCGTCCTCATTCTTATAAGCTTTCTGTCTGTTCTTTCCTGTGCTGCCTCTGAACCAAATGTATTCCACATCCATCTAAAACCCTCTGGAGTGCTTGCAGCGCAGAACTGTCTGACATTACCAGACCTTAACCTACCTAAAATCTTTGGAAATGCCCTATCACAAACAGATGGGGAAACTGTGTCTATTTCATCTGCCAATACGAAAGCTAAATTTAATCCGATTATGCGTGACCAGTTTTCAAAACTTCTGCAGAGTATTTTTGTATCACCGTCTGGTAGATGCAATATGTATTCGGGTAAGGGACTAGCCCTGTATGAATAAGGAATTTCATAATGTTCCAAGAATTGCTCGAAGTCGTTTTGCCAAATGTCTCTAATTAATGAACCAGTTGGCTCCATTACAGCCCCAGTAAAACCTACATTAAGTGCTGCAAGTTTTACACATACTGCACAAAGCGCTCTAGTTTTCCCTGCGCCATAACCAGCCGATAAGCCTAGTATCTCAGTATTACTATTATCGAAGAACTCTCTTTGTGGTTCGTGTAAATCATTTCTTATATTCTCTAAAAGTTGTTTTATGTCTATAGAAACACCGCTGCTACCTGCAATATCTAGTACAGAACCTTCTCTGGTTAATATACTCATGTTGTAATCTGTGCAATTTTTGCCATTGAGTTAATACAGCCCAAAGCTACGTTAAGCTGATTACTGTTTCGGGCCTCTTTTTGTAGAGTAGAAAGCTGGCTTAAAATGTCCGCGGTAAACTGTCTTCTATCAATGTCAAAATCTTTCTTAAGAACTATACGAGCATCTTGAATATACTGTTCTGTTTGTCGTAGCTTCAGTCCCCACTCAGCCGCGGTATATTTTATTATTTCTGACCGCGTAACGCCACGAGAAAGTAGCGCAGCAATTCTGTAAGTTCTATATTCTTTTTCTGATTGAGTCGCTTTCTTTTTTGCCACTATTTTTCTAGATTGTGAAAGGAGTCAAGAGCGTACCAAACGTGTGAGTTTCGATAGCCTCCTTGATGTGTAGGAATAATCGGTGTAACTCCATGCCTATTACGCCAAGCTGGATATACCAATAGTGAATTATCAGTTTGGTCAAACGTGGCATTGTAATCAGGCACGTGTAAATTACCTCCCTTACTGTTACGTCTTTTAGTAATTATCATATTTATAGCACCTTTTACATTGGCATGGTCTTGATGAACTGGTGCGGATATATTGCAATTTGAGATAGTAGAACTGAAATTATTAGCAAAACGCCAACTCTCGGGTATCCTTTGACGTATTTTTAATAAGTGCGATTCAGCTACCGTTGGAATATATTTTTTGACTAATTCAAACGATTTAATACCAGCTGCGTTGATAGCTTTAACAAAAATATTAGCGCTTTTTACAGCATGTACTGATGACCTAGTAGCGTATGGCCTTCTCATGTGTGGTTTAGGTGGACAAGAACCGCAGATAGTAGAATATTGCAATACTTCAGCTTGCTTGTTGTGTAAACCACTAGATCTTTTCATCTCAGATTTAGGAACCCGCTTTGTTTGAATTTCTTTGTCAACTATGTTGACTAAATTTTGTAAATCCTCTGGCAAGGTTTTTATAAACAAGCCAACTGCCGTACCATCAGGGTCAACTAATATACAATCGTCAAATACATTAGGCTCGAATCCTCCTACTGAGTCGCCAATTTTTAAAGGAGACAAAACAGGATTTAGTACTAATTCGGGTAGTTTCATTTTTTTTTAATTTAACATTTTTAAAGCTTGAACCAACTCTTGCCCAACATAAATACCTTTTTTTCTTGCTTCTGCTACTACTTGTTTAGCTTCTTCATAGTCTTCTGGCCTAAACTCAATTTGGATAGCTTTAAATACATTATTAGCGAGAGTGCCGGTAGGGTCTTCAAAATCATCTAATGAAGCATAATCTGGCTCGTCAGCAAAGGTTGGTACATCATCGCCCCATCCCAGTAATGTTAAATCAAATCCATTTTCAGATAGTTTTTCTAATTCAATCTTCAATAAGTCGTCGTCCCAGCTAGAGTTCAAAGCTAGTTGATTGTCTGCGATTATGTAAGCTTTTCGTTGGTCCTCTGTTAGATGTGAGAGTGTAATTGTAGGAACTGTTTTAAGTCCAAGTTTTTTTGCAGCTGCAATACGACCATGACCAGCTATGACATTGCCAGTATCATCAATTAAAACAGGATTTGTAAAACCAAACTCTTTTAAAGAATTTACTAGCCTTTCAATTTGTAATTCACTGTGTGTTCTCGGATTACCTTTATATAAACTCAGGTCTATTATTCTTGATTGTTTTATATGGTCAGGAGAAACTACTGGGTAGCTTGGTGTTGAAGTCATAGCGAGATTGGTAATTGTCCACACTTTAGCTCTTTTTTAGACAGGTACACTTCTTTAGGTCTTGGCTGTAACCATAGCCGCTTGCCGTTAAGGATTCTATAATTGCATTTTTGCAAAGGGTCATAGACGAGGTAATCTTTAGGTTTTTTCAAGGGTAGAAACGTATAGGGATAAAGTTTTAAAGGGGTCAGAGTGCAATCTGAAGGGAGTAAAATTAAGAATTTAGAGATTTTAGCTTGAAATTTATTAATTTATCTTTAATTTCTTGCATCTCTGCGGGTAGTTCTGTTCTTTTATTTTTTAAATTTTTTTGGATTAGTCGATTCATTAATGTAGCAGTATCTTTCCATGCATCTTTTCTTATATTGTGTAGCTGCCTAATTATATCTTTATCTACGTTAATACCAACGCTATTTCTTATATTACCTTCGCCATCTCGAAAACCATGACCAGTTAGTTGTGCCTCCTCATTATATTTTGGGTAGACAGCTTCACAATAACAAATAATGGCTAAATCACTGCCTGCTACTCTTTTTCCAGACTCGGTAATATCGTAGTCTCCAAGATAATTATTAATTAAACCATCTGAGTTGTGTACGATTCCAGTATCGTTGCAAGCGTAGCAATTGTAAACTGGTGGCCTAAATGTGACATCGCGATCTATTGCAGATCTTTTGTAATTTTTCATGGGGTTTAAAAGGGTTGATTTTTTGCTTTATTTGCAAGCATAGGATTTAATCTTGACTGTTTTTGGCGTTTACGCAACTCTAAAAACTGTTCATATTGTCCTTTGCTAATCCATCTGTGGCAATCAGGGAACTGTGGTACCCATTCTGCGTTTCTAATTTTT